TTTCTATTGAATTGATTTTTAATGCTACCATCACCATCTATAAACCCTGCTAATAAAGCATAAGTTAAATCTATATTAAATTTTAATATCGTATTTGGAGGATTATATGTTTTCTTATCCTTAATATCAAATTTTTCTTTTATTTTACTAACTGTATCTATATCTTTATAAGCTATTGAAATAGATTTATCTGTAACACGAATCATTCCAGTATAATTTATAAATTTAGCAAATTTATATAAATGATTAGAATCTTTAATACTTAATGTCAATACCAATCTATTATTACAAAAACATCCATCTGCTAGCAAAAACCCCATCCAATAAAATGCCTCTGGAGTATCTAACAATAAATTAGATAAGTTTGCACAATGTTTTTCTTTCTATTTTTCTTTGCCAGCACAACTTTTGCATATAGAATTGGCTTTAATAGCATGATTATATGTTATTTCATTTTTATATATTAATCTTTTTCCACAACTTAGACAAATTCTTTCAAATTTCATAACATTTATATTTTAGCATATAAAAAATAAAATTATTTATAAATAATCAATTTGTTATTTGTGACAAAAAATATTCTTCATTTGTCATTTTACCCATTCTTTTATTTTATCAACTGTCATTACTCCAGTAAATTTATCAACGACTTTATTATTTTCTATTTTTACAAGAGTTGGGATACTATGAATTTCATATTTATCAACAATATCTTCAGATGATGGATCTGTAGCATCTATTGATATATATTCTATTCCAGCTGATTTTAAATTCATATCAAGGGCTTTGCATGGCCCACAGGTTGGTGAGAAAAATTTAATTATTGTTGCCATTTTCTTTGTTAATTTCTACTACTTTTTTTAATGTTTCAATTGTTTCTGCAAATAAAGATATATATTCTTCTGGTATATTAAGAAGTTCTTTATCTATCTGCATATTTAAATAATCTACAAAATGATTTCTTAAATCATTTGTATATTTTCCAGGATAGTATTTTGGCATTATACAAAATCTTTTAATATTACAATATGTTCTGCTTTTTTATCTTTTAATTCATCGAAATAATTGGAATAATTCTTTTCCTTTAATTTATTAAAAAGATATGGTCCTAATATCCATTCATACCAATGTTTTGCGTCTACTGAATAATGTTTTTCCTGTAATACAAAACTAGATGGTATATATTCTTTCCAATCCCAGAAAGTTATTGCATTATCTAATTTTAAATCAAAGTTTTTACTAATAAATTTTATTATTTCCTTAAATAATTCAGATAGTCTATCCGCATTTTCTGGCTTTTCTCTATAATCCAATAAAATCCGAATACTAACATCCTGATAATCTATTTCTTCTAGAGCTTTGAATAATCTTTCTTTATAAATCACATTATTATGGCAAATCCATGGAATATAACCTATATTCGTATCATCTATTTTAATCCTAAAATCAAAATATCTGACACCTTCATTATACTGTTCTTTTAATGTTTTATTTTGACATTTAGTCCATGGACGAAGAATCGTCATCCACCATTTCTTTTCTTTTAGATAAGTTGCGGAATTATGACTTCCTATTAATTAATAATTGTTAATCTATTAAAATCTTTCCTCGCAATCTTTCAGACCATTTATTATTTAGTATTTCGACCCTACTTACTGTTGCATAAGCAGGGCCGTCAAATACTATAACATCACGATTTAATTCACTTTCAGAAAGTTTTTGTAATTCCTTTATAAGTTCTTTTCCTGTCATATTTCTATTATTTTAGAAACGCAAGTTTCAAATAATTTTTTACCATTATCTAGTTGTAAAACATAATAAAGATCTTCCTCTGTCTCGCACATTCCAATAAGTGTTCCCTTGATATTTCCATATGTTTTATATCGTTTTCCTATATTTTTCCCAAACTCTATAAACCAATCTGGTAACTCCTTGTGGTTTTTTAAATCTTTGTACGACGAGTAAATAATTTCATATTGTTTCATACTTTAATTGGTAAATTCTGTTGTAACATAATCATTTGAATTTAATACAATTTGTTCATTTTTATATAATTCCTTTGCTATACGAATTGCTTCATGTTCATCGTCAGCTTTTATTGGAACTGTTCTTGAAAGTGTTTCGGTTATTATAATATTTCATAATCAACTAAATTCTGTAAATGCTGAAAATCTCAAACCATCCGAAAAGAAATAATTTCCTATTTGACTAATTCCTAATTCTGGTAACAAATTGTTATATTGAATATATTCATTACTATTGGTTCCATCTTCCCCATCTGGACACCAATTTATAGCCATATTCATAAATTCTTCTGGTGTAAATTCATGTTCAGATTTATTGTTATCGTATTTCCAATATTCATCTATTATTTTTATATTTGGTTTTGATAAAAACTCCAATATTGATTTTTTGTTAAAATCATAATAAGTTTTTATTTTGCCGTTATATTTATAAATATTTGGATCCCATAAGAATTTCCATCCTGAAGAACGTTTTCCTAAATGTAGTATTCCATAATTACTGGGATTGTAATTATCAATATCACGATATGATATATTATACAATTCCTGTATATTGTCAATATCGTCATTTTGAATTGCATTTATTAATTTTTGCTTTCTTTCTTTTGTTGGTAAAATTACCGCATAATAATTTGTTCCCATATTATTTCTTTAAAAGTTTTCTGACATTTTTTGCCAATTCTCTAGCCATAGGATGAGCGTGCGGATTATCTCTTCTATATAAAAAATTATTCCAGCAATCATCAAATCCGCATAATACCAATTCTGATTTTACAGATAATGGCAAAAGTTGTCTAGCTTGTTCTGCTTTCCATCCAGATTTTAATAATATCATATATTCTGATTCCGCAGATCTTAATCCTAAAAGAAAATTATTTATTGCTAAATTTTCATCATACGATCTTGGTATGTCATTCTCATCACACCATTGCCCTCCAAAATGTCTATATTCACCTTCTGGAATGTTAATCCAATTTGGTATAACAAATGTTACCTCGTTTCCAAATTTATCCTTATTATATGAACAAAACCTAGTAGATTCTGCTATACTTGACATTCCAACATGCGTTCTAAAGGAATCCATTGTCACCCTATCGGTTATAAAATGGATTGTATGCCTCTCTGGAAATTTATCATTATTGGAATAAGTAATGAATTTATCTAGATCGTATTTCGTCTTTTTAAATATATCATAGATTCTAAGATAATACCTATAATTTGTTGATACATAGACAAGGCTATTAAGTCCATCAATATTCCATTGAAACCATTGTGTTGAATAATCCTTTGTATGGGCAAGATATCGTATTATACTATAAAAAGTATCCAATGGAAAAAGCAAATGTACTGTAGCAAATTCAAGTGTTCTTGAATGATCAGAGTCAATCATTCTCTGTACAAACTTTTCGTATGAGTTTTCTGTTATCGTATGAGTGCTTTGATAACAAGTTTTTGCTTGTTTTTCAATAAACTTCTTTATTCCGAGTATGCTGAAATCTGTTTGATCGTCAAGATAACAATATTGTTTAATTAATTTCATTTATAATTCCTTTACGTTTTAATAAAATTTCAACTTCTTTCCAGTCTACGCATGGCCATTTTTCATTTGGATCTTTTATAAGAGGTATTCCTAAAGCAGTGTCATCAATATATAAATGTGCATATACTTTTCTAGACATTGATATTTCTGGATTATCATTAATTGCAAAAAGTGGTATATTATTATCTTTAAACCATTTAATTGCAACATCTATAAAATGACCAGTATCTCTCATTGTATATAATATTAATTTATGACCATTATCAACCAATTTCTTTAACACTGGTGCGGCTCCTATATCCTTTCCTAAATATGGATAATTTGAAGAAACACAAGTTCCATCAAAATCAATCGCTATCATCATTTTTAAATACTTTAATATTCTCTCCAAACATTACAGAACAATTATCCAGATCGTGTCCGAGTTCCTTTAAAAGATTCTCAACATTATATCCTTCTAATTCTTCTGTTATATCATAGATATATACATTATTTGTATTATAATCAAGTATTGCAATTTGCTCCATAGTTAATAATTTGTTATTTCTAAATCTTCGATATCCCATCCTCTAAGCTCATCTTTCATTTCTGAATAAATCTGATTTTTAATTTCTTTTTCCGTCATATCTTTTGTGACAAAAGTATTATATGGTATACTTTTGCTGTTACAAAATAAGTACTTAACTTTTGTTCTGTTTGGTTCCACGGTGCAATAGATTCTTCATAGCTAGTGAGCGTTGGAGTATTCATTTCAATATTTTAAATTTTACTTTGTCGACAGTCCAATCTTCAATATCTAATTTTGGTATCTGAATATTTAATTTTCTTAATAATCCTCTGATTTTTATTAAACCGGCAGTAGGAAGAACCAAGTCTTCCTCTGCCTTTTTCTTTATTTCCGGATTTTTTATATTGTCTGGAACATCTAAATAGATGGTCTTTGACATATTCAAAGTTATTTTAACGCCTTTCAACTAATATTACAAAATACGTGTTCAACATCATTTCCAAATTGGATATCTGAAATAATATCCTCAATGGTTAATATCTTATAATATGTAATTTCCAAATCTTTTACATATTCTTTTAACTGAATTATCTCATTAATACATTCTGGATTTCCATTAGCATGTTTTTCGTATTCTTGTATGCGTTTTTCCGCTGAATCAATATCTTTTCGCAAATCATTTAAAACTAGCGTAATATCTCCTTCTGTTAATTCTGTATAAACAATTTTATTATAACAAAAAGCAATATTCATATTTTCATCAAACGCTCTATATATATCATTATTTCTTGAATAAGACATTATCGGATGTTTTTTATCATCACCCTTATGTTGTACATAAAAAGTTAAATAACTACTCATAATTTTAATGTATCCAATGTTTTCCGATATTTATATCGGTACTTAATTTTACGTTTTTGCATATTAACGACGCTCCTTTTTCCATACATTTTTGCAGTATTTTTGCCATTTTATCCGCAATTTCTTCTGGACATTCGATATTACATTCATCATATGGTGGTATTAACAGTTTTACTGTGTTTATTAAATTATTATTTCTGATATAATTCCATAGAAAGATCATAGATAATTTAAAAATAACTGCTCCTCTTCCCTGAATACGATAATTGATAGCTCTCTTGTCGTATTCTGCTTTCTTTTTATAAAAGAATTTTACATCTTTTATATATTGGGAATCTGGATAATTTCTTTTTTCATATTTATATCTTTCCCAAAAACCGTCTTGATGCATTAATTGATAGATTCTTCTTAATTCATCAATATCATCAAAATATGCTTTATGACCAGTTTGTGGACATATTAATACAAACCCATCTTTTAATACTGATTTTTGACAATAATTTTGATATTTTTTAACTCCAGGAAAACCTTTCATATAATTATTATATATTTCTTCTGCCTCTTCCAAAGAAATTGTTGGATCATTTTTATGGATTGTATTTGCATTACCAAAATAGGAAATTGCAAACTCGACTTTCTTTGCATCCTGCCTTTGCTTCGGAAACTTTTCTTTTATTTCCTCAATCGGACAATTACCAATTATTCTCTTATATGCCTTACTAGCTACCAACGAGTGCATATCCCCGCATCCTGTATTATATAAATCAAGCATTGCCGGATCTTGACTTATATCTGCTAGGATTCTGCTTTCCTGACCTATGAAGTCTTCGCTAATCCAGACATTTCCTTCGTCTGGTATAAAACAAGCTCTAGTTTCAAAATCTTTTGGTAAAGTCAATATACTTATAGTATCCGGATCATCTGGATCACCACTACTTATTCTTCCGGTATTAGTGCCTAGCTGATGATATTCCGGATGGATTCTTCCATCAATATTAACTATATCCAACCATTTCTGACCATAGGACTGGCAAATTTTAGCTGCTTTCTTATATTTAATATATGGTATTGAAATATCGCATATATCTTTTTGTTCCTGTATAATATCCGCGCTTACAGACTTCCTTTTCTGTTTTGTTTTCTTGTCAATAATATCTAGATTAAATCCTAAAAACTCAAAAAGGACAACCAGTTGTTGTGGACTATTCCAGTTTATTGAACAATATTGTCCTGTATCGAATCCGTCAAAAAGATCCCCTTCGCAGTTTGTATATACAAAAGGTTTGAATTCTTTTCCTTCATAATAACCGAAAGGAACTAGGAATTTTCCAACATCATAAATAACCCTTTTCCCATCTTCTTCTGCTATTTCCTGTTTTCCAGTAATCATTTTCGATTTTGGTGGTAGATTATTTGTAATCTCCTCGTATTTCCCGTTTATATTCCTTCCAACTCTTCTGTCGACTTTAAGATATCCATTCTCGCCATTAAATGAATTATAATAATTTATAACCCAATTATTTAGGTCATCATTATATTTACTCATTTCAGCGATATCATGGCTCATTTTCTCTCTCCATCGTTTTGTATCAAGTTTAACCCCGCAATACTTAAAATAGGCCAGGCAAGGCGCAAACTTATTCTCAATAGTAAGCGCCTTGTCTAGACCTTGTTGTTTAATTAATTTTAGTTGTTCATTCCGTATTCTGATTTCATATTCTACGTCTTTTGCAGCATATACTACTACTTCAGGTGTCAATCCCACATTTATTATTTTTCCTCTTACCGATTTATCCAAAACCTCATTACAATATCTTCGTACCGCGGTTTTCAGCGAAAAAGGAGTATATTCCCTTCCAAATTTATCAGCAGTGTTTTTTAAAAGATTCTTATAGTTAAGTCCATTATATAACAACTGTTCCGCAAGCATACCGTCATATATGTTTTTTGGGAATATATTGTTCTTATATAAAAAAGGTAAGTCAAATATAGAATTCCACCATATTGTTGTTGTATCGTCGTCTTCCAATATATCTTTTAAAATAGATATATTTACTGTAGTGCAATCCCAGACGATCTGAAAATCTTCATTTCCAAGCTGTATGGTAAGTATTTTCTTCTGCACGAAATCCAGTCCTTCAGTTTCCGTATCTGCTCCAAGTAAACGTTTATTGTCAGTTTTCGGAATATTATTTAACATATTTAGGGCAGCATCAGGAGATATTATTATATAATCATCATTATTAAATAATTCTGTCTGAGTACTTACTAAATATATCATAGTGTAAGTATAGGTTCGTTATTATCTTTGGTATATATCTCTATTGAATGACCATCCTCATCCTCTATTTCATCTGCCGTATTCTCTATTAAATGTGCATCTTTTGTTGTATTCATCTGTAATACCTTTATACAGGCATCCTTTAAATTATCTGCATTTATTGCCACTTCCTTACGAAGCCAGCATTTAACATATTTATCGACAGTGAATTTATATATCATAATAATCCCTTTAAATTCTTTGAATATCTACGTCGTATTTTTGATATTGCTTTCTTTAATAATTGCCGTACTCTTTCCGGCCCTATACCCAGTCTTCTTGCAATCTCACTTGGCGTCATTGATGATCTACCAATACCAAAATACATACGTATAATATCTTGATCCCTACTACTTAACTTATTTAGAACATTGTTTATCTTCTCAGATATATCTTTTTGTTCTAATTTCTCTACTACAGGCTCTGCATTATCATTCTCTATTAAATCTATTGGTGCCAGGTCATTAAACTCTCTTAACGGCTTATCATAGGATATTGTGTTTATACTTGATGCCATTATTGAATAAATTCTATCGTGCTCAATCCCCGTATTCTCCTCCAGCTCTAATATTGACGGACTTCTATTATTATCCTGCTCGAATCTCTCAGTCTCATTTTTTATTTTTGTATATTTCGTAAGCTGATTATGTGGCAGTCTTATTGTCCTACTCTGATATTGCAAAGCCTTTATAATATATACCCTTATCCAGTACACTGCATATGTAACGAATTTACAACCTTTTTTCGGATCAAATTTATTTATAGAATGAATTAATCCCAAAGATCCCTCCTGGATAAGATCACACAAATCCAGTCCTTTTCCCTGATATTGTTTGGCTACGGTAATAACAAAACGCATATTTGACCCTATTAACCTGTCAAATGCCTTTTTGTCATTTTTCTCCTTCACCAACCTTATTAATTCATTTTCTTCATTTTCTGATACAATTTCCTGTTTTCTTATATCCTTAAAAAAGATATTCATTATATCGTCACAGTTGCTAAGCATCCTGTTTAAGACTTTAAACTCCTTTAGTCTTTTCCTTTTTGACATAGGATATTCCATAGATCCTCAATAGTCTCTGATGGCATTTCTACTTTATCAACATAATATTTAAGTTCGGGGTTTTCCCTTCTCTCGTAAAGCCACCAGTCAATATCTTCAATATCCTGTTCATTAAAAGACTGTTCTAGTATTTTATGAAACATTCGGTCTACAAAGCCATATTCCTTTGTTTCGTATATACAGGCATGTAATATATCATCAATTTTATCAATCGTATTGGTAAAATCAATATATTCTTCTATAAGCTCTATAAATTCCTCTTTTTCCATAATTATTTTCCGGTTGACCCAAAGCCGCCAAGCCCTCTTTCTGTTGATGATAAGGTATCTGTCTCAATGATATTAACATCCTCTAGTTTCTGTATAATCATTTGTCCTACCCTTTCTCCAACCTGATATGGCGGTTCTCGTAAATTTGTGAAATCTCTGCTTTTAAGACATACTTTCCAGGAATTTCTATAATCTGCGTCAACAACCCCAATAGAATTTGGTAAATAAAAGTCTGTCTTTCTATTCGAACTTCTAGGGAATATCAAAGCAACGTATTCCGGACTAAATTCCGTAGCAAATCCCAAATCATAAACCCAACAATCATTTTTCTCGTCATAAACGACAGCAGCGGCTGTTAAATCAAAGCCTGCTGAAAAAGGTGTTGCACGATATGGCAATACCGCATTATCCAAGATCTTCTTAAATTTTATTTCCATTACTTATAAAATTAATTAGTTGATTTATTGCGTTATCTCCAGTCTCACTGTAAAACCCTCTCATATTCTCCTTGTTATTTATTAAAACAAAAGGCAATATTGTTGAGGCATAATAATACATTCTTTTCTTAATCCTAGACCTCATATGGCGGTTATTAATATCATATATCTGGAAATATGCCCTTTTGGCAATTCCTTTTAATTCGTTAATCCGCCCTGCGTCTTTCTTTAAATCACAGAATATTGTTATATCCATTGTCTAGCTAATATACCAATATCAATTAATAACAATCCTCCAATAATATTCATAATAAATGATATTTTTGTAAAAGGGCTTATACGCTCATCACTATATAACTTAATAGCAAAATATGCGCCATAAACACATTGGAGAATACCGATAATTTGTAAAACAAAACTTAACATAATTTCCAGAATTTATAGGTTATATCAATTAATTTCCCATCATCATTCTCATACATAACCTGGTTAGTCGTACATTTGTTTAAAGGCCCATATTCTTCGATATACGGCCCTATTTTAATATAGTCGAAGAATTGCCTATCAATCTTACTTGAAAGCGTCTCAGCGCCACTATACCATCCTGTTTTTAATTTATAGTTGGATTTGACATATTCGGCTAACTTATTAACCTTATCTGGCTCTCTATCTCCTCCCATAAATCCTATACAGGTTATACCATTATTGTCTTTTATTAATTTATCAATTGCCTTTCTATCAAGCTGGTCTCCGATATCTTCTTTCAGATATGCGGAATGGCATCCAACACAGGAATTTGGGCAATTCGATATATTAATGCATAATGATATCTCATCTGGAAACTCACTAAAAGTTACCGCTGTATCAACATATTTCAGCATTTTATTCCTTTCTTTATATTACATATTTTATGCGCTAACTGAAAATTCTTATAAGTCGTAGTACCTCCCTTTGCCCATGGAATAATATGATCTCCCTCTGCTTCGTTTAGACTTGTTATTGGTTTTCCGCAGATTGCGCAGGTATTGTCTTTTCTATATGTATTAAGAACAAAAGATATTGGAAATCTTCTATTATACAGAATCTGATCATTTTGGTTTTCTTTTAATGCATACTCGAAAATTCCGGAAGTCTTAAACGCTGGTTCGTTATTACGGGAAAGCGCCTTGTCTAATCTTTCTCCAAGAAGCTCTTTATTATAGAAATTCTTATGGTATTTATTATACAATTTCCCGATATTAACTTTCTTTGCGAGTATACAGTCTGGTAAAAGATCATAGAAAAGATCATGGAACCATAATATAATAGCCATAAACTGATCTTTAAACTCCTTTGCATCTGGTTTTGAGTATTGTAATGCCATATATTTATTTACTGGCATATCACCACATACCGTTTTGATACATTGTTCCATTTTCTGGCATCTCATCATATTTCCGGATATATATATATTCAACAAATCCGCGATTTCACTTTCATTATTTGCAAAAGTATTCATCATATCATCCAGCCATGGCCCATAAAAAAGGGAATTTGTAATTTCCTGCGACTTATAGAACTCTGGTCTTATCTGTTTTAGATATGTAGGTAATAAAGTCTCGGTAGTATGTATAAATTCTAAATTGATTTCAGTATTCAGTATCTGTCTTTTATTCTCTTCTGTCAGATTGTCAAAATATGTCTTATATATAGGATATTTATTATTTCTATATTCAATCAGAGAATTTAGCATATAGTGCCCATCTATTATAAAATACTTTCCATCAATCTCAATATACTTTGCATAGTCCGTTATCAGTCTTCCACCCAGTATTGCCGGCACATACTCATTTCTTTTTAAAAGCGCCCTATCGTATCCAGCTATGAAAAACGGTTTTACATTAATATTTGTTCCTTCTATTACTCCATTAACTACATTAATATCTGATAATTTCATATAATCTGTTTGTTAAATACAATTAACAAAAACAGATCTATTATTTATATTATCTATCACAAAAATAATCTGTTTTTGTTACAAAATAATATATCTCATAATACTTGATTTTACATCTAAACACTAAAACGGGGATACCAGTACATCCTGATATCCCCTAAATAAAAAACAAATTATTAACCTTTCCTACACTTCTCGCATAGGGTTTTTATCCAGCCCTTTCCTGCCTGTTTTACATTATCGGTGCTTCCGCAATATTCACAGACTTTATATGACTGGTCTTCTGCTTCTTTTATCATTTTATCCAATTCCTTGGTAGTATTAGAAACATAAATCCGAAGTCCTCCGAATTTTTCCTTTATCTGGTATACTTGAATTTTATTTTCCTCTTTCTGTCCGGAATTATAAATATCGATATAGTCTAGTATTGGCGTTATTAATTTATTCCATCCTTTACCGCACTCAATACCGAAAAGCTCATACGGTTCCTGCTCCTTATTATTAAATTTATCTGTTATAATATAGATACCATGACAGTTAATAATTTTCTTAACTATACCAATTTCCGGTATCTTATCTTCTACGCTTATCATTGGCCCGTCAGGTGGATCAACAGAAACTGGAAATAACTTACTTTTATTGAATATAATACGTATATTGTCATATTCAGAATGTAATAGGTATTTCCCCTCCTGTATTTCCTCCAGCCAATTATCGGCTCCTCTTGATTTTAATTTAATCTTTTTCATATTTAAAATATCCAATAATTGGTATTTGTTCTCCTCTTTTTTCGTAATCGGCTATCTCATTTTGTAAATCACTTTCCGATTTTACAGAATGTGTATTATCATTTTCATCCATTATAAATGCGTAGTCTTTGAAATATTTATGATCTACATCATTTGAATGAAAATACTCGCATCCCCATTCAACATCCTGATAATATACTCTGATATTTGGAAATCTTTTTTCAATAGTTTTCCTGACATCCTCTTGCTCACACCAGGCAGTATCCATCCAGATTTCCAATATATTATCTTTAGGCTTTGCAAAATCAACGATAACGCCTCTACAGCGTTTATCTTTAACATCTTTACATCCGCATGCAAGTAGAATGTTTCCAAGCCACATATTACCAAAATCATTTGGTATTTTATTAATTTTACCTTTTTGACATTTTTTAATTAATCCGTATAATTGATCAATTTGTCTTTTAGGCCCCTCGCATATATAAGTTGTGTCACACCAGTTTGGCATATTAAAATCCTAATTTACTTTTTGGCGGTATCATATCCTCAACCTCCTCGCGTATTGCCGTCTCACGATACCAGGTTGAGAATAGTATACCAAACAAATATTTTTTCTTTACATAGACGGCTTTATTCTCTTTTAAATATTCCTTTGAAATTTCCTTATACATTATTGTATTCTTATTGGTTTTCCGTCTTCATATTTAAAATGGAAATACTTATCTCCAGTTTTCTGTTTCTTATAATCAAAGGCATCATTAAAACCATCAATATATGCAAATTTTATTGCATTACGTACTTCCAAATCATCAATATCATCTGACCAATTGGATAATATATATTTTTCTGCTAAATCATCAACGCTCATATATTCTGTTTTTCTTTTCACATCTGCTCTTTTATTATTTCTATACGCTCATTGAGAATGTCTGCATATTCCTTCATGTATGACCGCTGGGCATAGAGTAGTGTTGTTTGAGCGATGCCGATTTGGTCTGCTACTTCTTCTACGTTCCTGTCAAGAAAGCGCGAGAGATTTGTAAGTCTGTCGCTAACTTCGTCATATTCAATCTTCAATTGGTTTAGAAGTGTCTCTGAAGGGCGGTAGGTTTGTTCAAAGGCCTGTTTTGTTTCTGTGTACTGTTTCATTTTTTATTCTTTTATTAAAATTAAATTAACAAATCACTATACAGGGTCAATAAAGCCGATATTTATATATTCTATTCTACTGATTGTTCTAAATTTCTTATTATAACTTTTAATAACCAAATTGTGCTCTTTCAATTTCTTTTTTTATTTCTAAATACATAAGAAATTCCGTGTAATTAAAATCACTTTCTATAGATATGCTGTCATTACATAATACAAATAAGTGTGTAGTATTACCGTATAATTCTTTATATGAATTATAAAATAAATTTAGCATATGAATAATAGAATCTTTTTTTGTCGTCCGTAGATCCTTTAATATTATTATGTTATTCTTTTTTATATTTGATCTAAGTGGGATTTCTTTACTTTCATAACCAAGACTACAAATTCTAATAGTATTACCAATATTTCCTTTGATAACAAATTTGCCTTCTGTATCAGACATCGTAGAATTACCAGTATCAATATTTTCTATACTTGCTCCAACAAGTGGATATTTTAGTACATCATATACCGTTCCTCTAAACATTTCATTTTGCGAAAAAACATTTGTTTTAATTATAAAAACTATTGTTAATAATAATATTTTTTTCATTATATTTAAAGTTAATCTATATTAAAAAGATCATCACAATATGCCCAGTATTTAGCACCTAATCCGATTATTTTATGCCATTCTTTGTCAATCATCTTATCTAGTAAAATATAATAATGATTTTCAAATTTATCATTTTCTACATAAAAGATAATTGTTTTGTTATCGGTGGGTTTAACATCTATTGTATTCCAATATGTTTTATCAATATTGTATACAATATTCTCATATTCTGATTTTAAATTATTAAAATGTTCCCGTACTTTTTTTGGAAACTAATTCAATTATTTTTATTGTTATTTTTAACTTCTTGTTCATTATCATATCTAATTATTATTTGCCAAAAAAGAAACGAAATATTTAAATAATAACTTATAAAGTTAGCATATTTCAATTTTGAGATACATACCATTGGTAAAAGAAAAATGGAATAGCCACTTTTCAAAGAAAGGGTATTTGAAAATTCACTCGTCAATATCATCTTTGCTATATCCAAAATGGTCAATTAATCCTTCGATAACCATATCTTCATTTACATTTGTATCTTCTATAATCTTTATGAAAAGATCCGCAAGATTATACGGTGCGTTATCATTCGATACGTCTGTTGAAAGGTTGATATCGATATTTCCTAATTGATAATTAATGTTTAATGTATCCATATTGTATTAATATTAAAAAACCGCCAATCCCTATAAAAGGGAAAGGCGGTTAAATTGTTTATAAATTATAAATTAAATTTATTCTCATTCATCTTCTAAATGGGAATAAACTCTTGTCTTTTGCTCTATTTGTCTACCTTTAGACCAATTCTTAATTTTTGTTAAATATCCGATTATTCTATCATAATAGCTTATATTTTTACTTCCACATTTAGGACATTCCTTTATTGGTACTTTTGTAATATATCCACAATCGTCACATTCGCTATTTGGTATATTAAAAGTAAAATATTGACACCCGTTTTCTGCAGCAAAATTCAATATTTTCCAATATTGTTCTTTTGATAAATGCGAATCCAGGTTGCAATGCAGAGCAACTCCACCGTCTAGATATTCTCCAATATAATTTCTTCCATGAAGAACAAATTTATCTAATACAGAAATTTCTGGATCATTTGGTTTAAATATGTATGATGCATACAAATTTGTATCTTCCGGTGTCCAATACCCATCGTTTTTATCCCAATTATAATTCTTTACTGCAAGACTTTCGGCTGGTATTAACTCACTGTTCAGAATTATTTTATGTCCATTAAATTCTCCTTTATGCTTTGAATTTTCTTCTTTTATAAAATCAAATATAAATTGACAATAATCTTGGTATTCATTATTTACATTACATTTTAAGCCTAAATATTCAGCTCCTTGATTTAATCCATTTAATCCAATTGTTAAATATTGTTTATCAAGATCTATGAATCCAGCTTTATATACGGGTAATAAATCAGCTTTATACATATCCCAAAGCGATTCATTATATGCTATATGATATTTATATACTCTTTCAAGTATATCATATAAATAATCTTTTATTGCATTTTTAGCATCATTTCCCCAGTATCGATATTTACTTTCATCTTCTCCGTGTTCTTTTGCATATTCTTTAATTGCATTTTGTATTATCCTACTTAAATTCAATGTAATAACTGATTTTGATCCAGTCATTACTCCTAGATTGCCATTTGTAAAAGTAAATTCTTTTGTCGTAATCATATTTTTTAAACGGCAATTATGGGTTATTACCCTTGAATTTGGTAAAACAAAATATGGATTTTCCAAATTCTCTACATATTGAAAACAAAAACAATCACAGTTTTCAGCTTTTACGTATTGAATATTTTCAATTTTATAGTTAAGATCAAGATATACTGTGAAACGATCTTCAATTTTTATGTCTTTAGCATATTTTTCAACATATTCATTTGTTGAAGAATCGAAAACTGGGAATATATGGTCTTTAGTGCATTTTATAGTTCTTTCTGGTATTCCTCCTATTGAAAATATTATAAAATCATCAGTTTTTCTTTTTATTACTTTAGCTGGATGATACTTTCTTGTTTCAGGATTAAAAACATAAATTATTTTATTTTTATATTTTTTATATGCATCTTGAAAAGATGTTATTATACTAATATCGTTTTCACTTTCCCTAAAACTACATTGAGTATATCCATCAAAACAACAAGAACTTAGGCTATCAACTGTATCAGAAATATATGTAAAAAAGCTATGTCCTCTTGCATATTCTTCTGTTACAAACTTTGCATTTTCTTCATCAAGAAATTTTCCATCTTTATAAACAAGTGCAAAAGACTCAACTGGGAAAGTAAGAATACATTTTGATCGCTCGTTGTTAAACCATTGCATAAATTCTTTTTGTATCCAATTTAAAGAATCCCAATCCGGCTGAGTTCCATCTGGAAAATAAAAATCTCCAAACATTCCATCAAAAAATGGATGATCAAAATACGAAAAATTTATAAATGCACTTTGAAGTCCTCTGGCGGCTGCAGGCTGATTAATTGAATCATAACATTCCATATAATACGCAACTATTATATGCGTAGATTTTACTACTGCTTATAGTTTCCTATAAGATTAGACTATATCACCATCCTTTTTAGTAGGATGCTTTGCATTTCCACTACCATTAACTTGTAGTGTACCCTACTCACTTATATCATTAGATATGTTTTCGGTAGTCGTTGAACCTTCTCTTTTTTGAGCTTGGCTACTGATTTGCCTGTAATTTATATTATAATTTGTATATGGATGATAAATTGTATAATGGCATTTTTCACATACCACTTTTATATTGTTTAAATCCAAATATTTCGGGTGCCTAATTACTATGTTATATAATTCTTCCATATTTTTGTTTCTGTAATCTTTTATAATATCGCTAATTATTAAACTTTGTGGCCTCAAATGGTGTGCATGTAAATTATTGGTTGATCCACAAATTTCACATTTATTTCCACGCATTTCTTTTACTTTTGAAGCAATGTGATTTTTAAAAAACGATTGGCATTTTCTTTTAATTTTGGATTGACTTTTTAGTGTTTTAAAGTCAAAATTAACAAATTTTTCTTTATCTCCTAAATTTATACATTGGCAAGAAGATTTATCCCGTAGCTTTATATTATTTTTAATAAGAATTTTTCGTATTCTGCTTTTGGGCATTTTGGTTATTTGAGATATTTGTGACAGACTTTTCATTTCCTTTAAATACATATTAGAAAGCTAATTTTCAGTCCAATTAATATATTTATTAAAATTACCATAAAATTTTAAATTCTTTCTTATTGTCTATTCACAATATCCTGTTAGTTTTTGAATTTCTATTACTGATTTTTTGTCAATAACGAATAATTGATAAAGCAAATCTTTATCAATTGAAATTCTCCTTGGATCTTCTTTTCTATTAATATGAAATTTATGCAACATGTTTCTAACAGTACATACTTTTGTATTGTATTTTTCTGCAATTTCTGTAGCTGTCAATTTTTGTGCTACATATAAATTTTCTAATATTTTTTTTGTATAAATTGTATTTTTTTCATAATCAATAAAAGTTGTTTTAATAAATTTAATTAAAATAATTTAATTATCAAACAATTTTATTGATTATTTAACCATATAATATATTTATTATTTAGCATCCCAGTAATTAACAAAGTTTGCTATATATATTACTATATAAAGGTGCGTTCATTCCACACTACCTGCTGCCAATATTGGTGTATTTGAGATCTTATTGTTTTCTTTCTAGTAGAATAATCATTTGAAATAACAGTATCTGGTTTTATAAAAAAATCATTTCCCCATTCTTTTTTACAAAAATATGTAAAATATAAAAGAAATTCAGAAGTGGCTACGGCTCCAGCAAACATTGCAGAGGTAGCGAATATAAGATTTATATACATTCCACAAAAGCTGTCTAGATTTTTGGGAGCCGCGCTTAACCCGCCTATATTCTTCAAACCATTTAATAGGAACGGATACATCGATATTGAACAACAATATGGAGATATTGCACCAGAAAAAGAGTTTTCGTCATTTTTATAAATAATATGAGATTCCAAATCTCTTTTATATTGTTTATAATCAAAATCTGGAAACAATTGCTCTAACTTATTCATAATCATCCTTCTTGAAATCTGGAGATTATCTTCTTTATGGATTTCTGCATTTAGGATTCCAATGTTCTTTCCGCGAACATTACTATTGTCGTCAATTGTTGCATTTGCAGTATTATCAGATTTTGCATAATTTTTTATAAAATCTATTTTAGCGTCCGCAAATTCTCTGATATTTTTATGCTTTTCTCTATACAGAATAAATTCCTTTGCAACATCATAAAATCCGGATCGCATAAGTGTCTCTTCAACTGTATCCTGTATAAGCTCAATATCGATATTATCATTATTAAGTAATTCCAGAACTTCTATGATTCGCCTCATCATTGATTTTATTGTTATATCAGAAATTTCCTTTCCTGCCGAATCGAACGCTTTCTTTATTGCAATTTCAATTTTATTTGGTTCGAACTTTTCCTTATTTCCATTTCTTTTAATTACGTTAATCATTGATTTATTTTTGAAGGTATAATACCGATATATCTGAATTTATCTGGGTCTATTGTATCTAAAAAGGTAACGAAGTCGCCATAATTCTTTATACGGACAAATTCTCCTTGCCATTCTTTCTGAGTTGAAAGGTAATCCACAAGTTTCTGGGTATAATCCAATGCATCATTATAATCACTGAACGATTTTATACATTCAACAATTGAATCCTCGCCAACACCAGAAACGCTGATAATATTATAAAATATTGTCATAGTCAATTATATTATTATCAATATATGGAAGTTCCTTAATATACGCTCCATAATAATGATAGTACATTTTACTATAAAAACTTATTGCGGCCTTTATTTCGTATTTTGTATATTCATTATTCTCATGAAGATATTTATAATAATTATTCTGCAATATTTCCGGATATTTATCTAGAATCTCATTTAACTTATTCTCTGATAGTTCATTGGCTATTTTCGGGAGATCGGCAGAAAAACTGTCAATCTCCCTACATAGCTTTATTGCGAGATCCTTAGTATCACATATTGCGACATTATTAAAATTATCTTCAATTTGCGTGTATACCAAAAATTTCTTTTTCATTCAAAATCTTTCTTTTCAATATCATCAAACTCGACATCATATTCTTCCCATTCATCATCCTTTTTCTCGGATATTGACGAGATAATATACGTCTTTTTAGGTTTAATATCAAGTGATCCTATTTTTGCCGTCATACCAAATGCTGCGGCTTTCTCCTTTGCATCTTTATATGCAAATCTAAGATCGTCAATAGCTCTTGATATCATCAACGGTATTTTTATTTTTGGATTCTCTGATTCTACAATAATTGCGTATGTCTTCATATTAATTTAAATTAAAGTCTTCCTAATACAATGTATTCTCCCTCTTTCATATTAGCAGAAGGTGTATATTTTGTCTGTATTGGCAGATCTTCTCCCTCGGTAACCATATGTATCAGCCGACAATTAATATCGCCTGTGTAGCCCTCAGAATAGATTCGCTCAATTTCCGCCTTTACATCCTTCAAAGTACCACCCATTTCTGAAAGTATTGTATTACTGCTCTGGTCAATAAGAATATATGCTTTCTTGAATACCCGCCTTCCATTATTTACATTGATCATTACTTTATATGGGCGCTTTTTTGAATTCAATACTGGTTTATCTAACTCAATATAATATGCTTCTCCTTCTGTTTGTGGAAGTTTATCCCATACTCGTCGCATGGCTTCATCCTCATCTCCCTCCTCACGGAAGATCTCGTCAAATTCCTTTTTGGGAAATTCCTTAATAGAAGAGAACCCTACATTTGTCAGATATTCTTCAATTGAAAATGTCTTAATTGTCTTAATCATAATTAAAATGGTAAATAAGTCATTAAAATTCTTTTTATCTCTTTCGGCATATTCTTTGGCTCAAAGCCGAAACTTGGGAAATCTACACAATTATACGAGAAATCCTCGCATACTACAGAAAGACCTTTTATAAAAGTTTCCGGAAGCTGCTCACCTATAATTTTCTTGATTATCTGATAATGAGTAACATCCGGTTTTTTCTGTGATAATAAATATCTCAATTTACAAACTAGGGAAATCAATACAAATTTCTCCTGAATACCTCCATTTAGATTTCCAAGTGAGAAATTTTTATTATAGAAATCCCTTAATTGTCGATATGTTAATTCCATCGATATCCCTTATAATAATAATAGGCTACCTTTTTCATATAGAATAAAAACTCCTTCCAGCCTTTTGCCAGTTCCTCTCTTGTTACCCGATAAACTCCGGTATTAAACGGTGCTCTTGTTGATACGACTAAACAATTTGACTTTATTTCAAATCCATTTACGTCGTATTCTTCTTTTGCTACAAGTCTAAGGAGACCGCAATACATGCCAAGCTCCCGATAATAATTAAAATTGATAAAATTGTCATGGAATTTATCTACGCCTCTGCCGATAGTTTTTATATCATTTACGGTTATGGTAGCCGTATCGTAGTCAATTACATAATTATCTAATTTGGATTTAATATGGAAAACGTATTTCTGTCCTTCTGGCATTGTCGCTTCCATATCAACGGTTATTGCCTGTTCGTTCTCGATAATTGGCTTCTCATTAAAATATATAGGATGAAGTAAGTTATAGATTACATTATTATTAAGAAGGGCAAAAACACAGCTTTGTACTGTATTTCTTGCATATCCTCCCAAATGTATCATTTCCTTTCCTTCTTCACCATCATAGTTTAATCTGTTTTTCCAATACGTTGTACATCTCTGAATGACATTCGAACATATTTTGGCATCAATCTTTCCTTTATAATAATCAACCTTATTTGATGCACGGATAATATCCTCCATCATTATAGGTCTTTCTTTGAATACCTCAAATAGCTCATCTGCCATTGCCCCTAGTTTTTCTGATGGCTTCCCAAGGTCTGGTGCCATTGCAAAATATTCGGGCTGCAATACCAACTCATGTACAGCACTCATACCACTACAATTTTCATTGCCATTTCTGTTTGTGGTCTGGACTATGTCTTCAACCTATTTCTAGGTTGCACCTGTATTTAGCCTCTTGGGCTGAATCTATAATAATATAGCCTATGCCTCTTCAAGTTAACATATCAATTTCTTGACTTAGTCTTCGAAGATATCCAGGTGTTATAATATAATTAATTACTTAATTATACGGCAGTTTTTAGAAATATTTCAATAGTTTGATCAACATTTTGATCATATTTGATCTCTAGTAATTTAATATTTGAATCTTTGCAAAATTGTTTCAAATCCTCATCTCGCTCTTTTTGCTGTTTAAATTTTTCTTCACCTCCAAAAATATCAACAGCATAATAATGCTATTGTCCATTAAATTCGATAATCGTATTTAATTCTGGAATATAAAAATCTACAACAAACCGACCTTTTTTATTTTTCTTTTCAAAAGATTTCTAATATACATATAATATATTATGTTTGTTTAAAAAGTGCATAATTAATTCTTCGCCATGTGACATTTTGCATTTCTAACACCCACATCCAACATTATAATGAATATATGGAAGCTAATAAAATGCCCCATGTTTCTTACAAATTATTTTTATTGGAGTGTTTACATCTTTATATTCAGAAAAAGAATAATCATATAAATTTTTATGAGTTTGTTTACTTAATCTTATAAATTCTTCAGTGTCTATTCTTCCTTTGCATTTTGGACAATGTTGACCATTTAAATGATGTCCTGGTGTTTGCCAAAAACTTCCGTGAATTGGACAAATAATTTCTACTTTTGAATTATATGATGTATAATTTACTTTTGAATAATCATAAAAATTATTATGAATTTTAATTGACCTTTCAATAAATTGATCTTTTGATAGTCTTTGAGAATCTGATACTCTTTTTACGGCGCATTTATTACAACCAAATTTTAATATATTATTAGCTGTTGTATCTCGTATATAACCGCAAATTTTACATTTTACAATGACTTTTTGAAACGAATAATAATGTACTAACTTAAAATTAGTAGATTTCAATCTTTTTATAAAAAGATTTTTTTGCTCTATCATGCTTTGACTTTGCAACTTGGCACTATGGACATCCACATTTTGAATGTGAAACAGATCTTGGAATAGCCTCCCAAATATATCCGCATAAATTGCATTTTATTTTACATTTATTATTTGCTCCAGTATATTTACTTATTAATTGTAGAAATGGAAATTTTTGCTATATTTCTTTTTCCATTTCTTTTGTTGATTTTAACTAATTCATATTTTTAAATTTTACCTAGCTGAAAACATCCCTTAAATCCTTGATCAGTAAATCCCTTAAAAAACTTTTCTGGAGATCCCTCTTTAGCTGGATCTAATAATCCTAGCCTAGAATTACTTATGTAATTTTTATATTTTTCACTGAAATATACTTTATCCTCAATTTTGGAAAGTTTAAAAGTTCCAGGAATAAGCCTTAGTTTGATATCCTCCGCTTTCATAGTTCACTTATTTCCAGATTATATATATATTCGACCTCATCATATTTTAGTGATGATATACGATATTTAAAATCATATTTAATATTATGCGGTCTTGTTATTAATAATGCCGGAACGCCTTTCTTAATAGCTTTCAATACGTTACTGATACTGTCATCAATAAGTACATCACATCTTCCCTTTATTATATCTGCTTTATTTCCGTGTTGATATAGCGTCTGATATATTGGTTTTACTGGAAGTCCATATTTCTTTAAACAGTTTCTAGTATATGATTTACTATTTATACGTTTTGTAGCATAGATAGTAGCCTCAAAGTCCGGCTTTTCAATTAGCGGTAGGTTCTCCCAGAAATATTTATCATTCCGAAGATTCCATACATTTTTTGTTATTCTCGCGTCCTCCCATTCTTTTGGATTAGGAAAGTATCTCTGATATGTATTATAGAAATCAAATATACAGTCATCAAGATCTAGCGCGATTCTTAGTTTAAAATTCATCAATCTCTTTAATTTCTCCTATTAATATATCTTGATTCTTATCGAGATCCTTTATAAATTCAGAATATTCATCCTCTTCGGAATAATCCCTGAATAATTCCATAATCTTATCCTCACAATGGGAAAGGGAAACGGCATCCAAACATATATTATATATTTTGCTTTTTTGGATCTCGCAAATTGGAATAATATATTTATTATACATTATTTATCAATTTATAGAAATAATCCTTTGGAATACATACAAACTCCTCCTTATTTGTAGATCCATTTACTTTTTTCCAGAATATTGCCAATGGTTTATCTTTCAGTCCTACTTCATTATTTATTGTGGAAATATTGGGTTGATTTGCCGTATATTTACACTGTACATAGAAATCTAGTTGATTCTCTGTATCACAAATATCAATTTTTGCATTATCAAGATTCTTGCTTTGACTTCTTGAACTTACCAATCCTTTAAATCCTAGATCTGTCAATTCCCTGATAATAGCCAACTCATACGAGTTTCCTTTTTTCCTTGATCGTTTTGCCGAGTATTTTCTAAAAGTACTGTCATTTACCCATCTGCATAAATAACCATCCTTACCGGTGTTCCCCTGTCTAGAGGAATTACACCGGTTTCGGATAGTTTTTTCTGAAAGACCTGTAATTTCACAGGCCTTTTTTACTGTTTTATATTCTACTGGAGGAGAATCCTTGTAGATTATTTCAACTCTTTCGTCTGTCTAATTAACTTTAGCCATTTTATTACATTTAATATAGCTTTCTTTGTCTTCATAAATCCATATTTTTTTCTGAAATCTGAGAAATCCTTTGCGCCATATTCTTTTGGGATTACCAAATATATTAATTCCGGATGTTCAGAACGAATCTTGGCCATATTCAGTTTGCCCGTTCTGTCCTGATCATATAGGACAATAATATATTTAAATCGTTTTTTGAGATTTTCCAAAACATTATCTGATATAAATAAATGTTCGGAATTTGGCGCAATGGCTGGTATCTTATATGCGAAAAGAGCCATAATATCCTTCATTGATTTTGTGACAATACACACTTTACCGTTTTTTGGTAACTGGTCAAAACCTTGTATTTTCTTTGCTGACCAATTCGTAATAAACCGATAATTTTTTCTAAAAGGGAAATAGCACCTCCATAATTCTCTTTTGTCCTTATCTTTCCCGCCGTAATATCCATAGATAGGACATTTATCTGTTGATTCCGCAACAATCACATTATTTAGAAATACATATTTACAACTAAATACGTTATATCTTTTTAATATATCAATTGTTATTCCAAAATCATTCCACCATTCTAACTCTTTTTCAGAAAAATTCTGTATTTCAATTTGGATTTTCGAAGGTTCTTTATCTGTTATCTTTACTGGTTTTGGATTTATTCTTCCCTCATTTTTTATCAGATTATCATTTTTAACCAACCCGAAATCATTTGCGATAATATCCAAAGCCTTGAAATAATCACATCTGAATTTCTCCATTACAACACCAAAACAGTTTAGATGCTGTCCTGTTGCAAAATCCTTAAATATTAATATTCCTTTATCATTTCTGAATATATTGCAAGTTGGTCTTCGGTCTGTCCTTAATGGACTTCTGAATAATTTCCTTTTATTAATAGGAATATTTAGATAGTATTCCATAATCTGCTCTTCGGTTAAATGGGAAAGAATAAAATCCTTATCAATGATAGGATCGAACCGAAAATCCATATGGATTTATTTAGAGTGAATTGAAATCTATACCATCTAAATCATCCTTTTCTTCGGTCTTATCAATACCGAGATCATCAGCCATTTGAGTAGGCTTGGCATTTTCCATATTTGCCTTCTGCCGCTCCTCATATGCGCTGAAATATAGTTTATCTCCGAC